CCCGGCTATGGTCGGGGTTTAAAGTGCTGGGATTGGTCTCCTTACGGACACCAAACAGCCCCAAGGTCCTCACGGACTATGGTAACCTTCCCTCTGTGTATCATACCTCACGGTATACCACAGAAGCATTTATCCTACCAGCGTACTCCTTACGGAACGGAAGCCACCGGCAACGGTGGTCACGAACGCTGGGTATCTGATCAATCATTGCTGATTGTCAGAGGGGGTCCCACTACTTGTGAAAGTTGAAGGACCAGGGATAAGTTTCATCAAAGAACTCGGCGTAAGCCGAACCCTCTTTTATGAAAACCGGACCTAGGAAGTACGCAAGTGCTAAACCTAGTTCCGTTGGAGTGTTCACCTTCTCCATTCTGGTCGCCCAGAGTTCTTTGGTGTACTCCCAACCCTCCTTGGTGAGCGGATGTTGATGGATCACTCCTTTGACAATTCGCTCCAAGATGAGGGCCGCTGATCTCCCGTGCCGTGGGGCAAGGGAAGCTCTTTGCAGAGTTTCAGCGGATACCAACGCCTTTAATGTGCCTAGCCGTAAGGCATGGGCATCAATATCGGTCGTTGGTACATAATTTAACGCCTTCATATACACTCTGATCTGCTCCTGTGAAGGGGCTAGTTTACAAAGTGAGGCGTTCCATTTCCAACCACTCCTGGGCGCAAGCTCGGATGGGTTAGTCATGAGAAATCTGGCAACTGTTTCCGCAAGGATAGGTTGATGGGTGAATTCTACTGAAGGACTTTGTGAAAAGCCCCCAAGCATAACCTCCAGATTTCTGAGTTTGGGTACTCCCACCCCCTTCCCAGTGCCGTAAGGCATATGGAAAGAGGACAACCGCCGCAAGGTGGCTTGGAGTTCCCATCGGGGCAGCCCGAGTAGTGTTTGCACACTTCTCTCAAGTTTCATCTTTCGCAAGATGGACCACGCTGATCTAGTTGTTGGAAAGTTTACACCCCCCAGCAATCCCGGTAAAGCCCAATTTAGCGGTATTTCTCGCGGAATATCACTATAACTGGACCTAAAAGCATCCACTAGTATTGCTCGGTTTTCCTTGCGGATATCCGGGCACCAGTCGAGATGCTTAGCAAGAGCACTGCATCGACCAACCCATGCGGGCGAGTCTTTACTTGAATTCGGACCAGGTACTGCAAAGTACTTGATCTTTATCACATCTTGCTTGGCTATCCAGCGACCAGTCGCCTTGCCTTCCCTTACGGGTTGACTCGACGGGTGATCAGCATAGCCCCATTCCTCTGCTAGTTGAAGGCATGTTTGGCTTACGCCATTCTTGCCTTTCGACATTAGCCAGGAGAACCAGTCCCACGCCAACCTACTGTAAAGATATGGTTGACTACAAAATTTGCGAAGGTAATCGTCACCGATTATATCCGTTAACCCATCTGGCCGCAAGGCAATGGGCAAATTTGCAGGGTCTGGCGAAACCGACAGCTCGATACGGGTCACCTCGTCATCGAGAATTAGGTTCTGTAGTAGCATGGAGATGAACGAAAGTCCCTCTCCCATACCGATACCGGTTTGATGGTCGCCCTCAACCGTGTAAAAATCGCCGGTGTCCTCACGGGCATAGACGAATGTATGACTACTACATAAAAGATAAGAACAAATCCAGACGCAAGCCGGGACCATTGTTCCTAATCTTTCATGCTCTGAAAGGTAAGTCTGTAGCAATACAGCATGAACCTCAAGAGCGGTCGAGTCAGTACATTGTGAAACGTCCCCACTCACGTGAGGGTAGTTCAACCATCCCTTTGGGAATGCTCCAAGATTCTTTACAGAATTCCAGAGTTTGTACTGAGACTCGAAACCCACCGATACTCTTGGCTCTGCAGCTAAGAGGTTGGCCTGAAACCAGTGCCTTGCGCAAGCAGACACCAGTGCATAGGGCCACGGCGGTATGGACAAGGTCCTCCCCTTCCATCCCTCCTCAGGGAGAGTAACCACCCTCGCGGGTAGCGGAACGGGACCAAGTATCATGCGATCCTTGGATGGAACCTTACAATCTTGAGACCAAAGGGGACAGTCCGTAAGGACTGAACCGCGTAAGCGGATATACCCTTTAGCCACAAGGTCCAGAATAGCTATACTCGTCACTAGAGGTCCACCAAGTTTACACGAGATGGTATCTTCCAGCGTGATACCGCCCGCCTCACGGGGGGTGATATCGTACAAGTATAACTGAATGAGGGAGAATGCGGATGGGACCAGACGAGGGATGTGAATCTTCTGTCCAGTACCATCAATAAGGGTTGTTCTTGCGAACGGCCTTAAATCATAGCAAGTTTCAAGGGCTTGCGCCCAAGCTTCTTGCAATGCTGCATTCTTCCCCCCACCTTCAACCGGTACCTCCCAGCTTGCGCTGGTGGACACTGAGACGTGAGTCTTAGTTGTCTTGTACTGATTATGGTGTTTACGTGCGAGTTGTTCAGCGCCTTTTTGTACCTTACGGACATTTTCGCGCCATGGCCCCGGGGCCTCATTGTGGAACATCTCACGATGTTTTGCAATCGAACTCTCGCATACCTCTTTGTCGCCGGGGGGCAACCCCCGCTTACCCGCAAGGATACGACAGAAGAGTAGATCCACCTCTTTGCTTAGTGGTTTGTCTCGCGACTTCCACGCTGCAACAAGCTTCCGCATAGACTTGGTAACAAGAATATACTTCGGCAGAGGAGGATTAATGGGTATCCCAAATGAGCATCCCCACCAATGGTCTGGCAACAGATCAGGGGTGGAGTTCTCTTCATTACCCATTTTTCGCCATTGAAACCAGTCAAAGGCAACTTTGACGGCGGCCATTACTGGCCCGTGATTTCCATGTCGAATCGCCAAGTTGAGCGCCTCACGGCGAAACTTGACGAGACCGTTCGCTAAGGCCATGGTGGGGTCACCCTCATCATGACAACTAATGATCGCAAGACCAATAGCCCGAACGGCCTGTACCACATAAACTAGACCTTTCAACTGTGAAGTAAGAAAGGTGGATGGAGCTTCCGCAAGGTAGACATCCGCTTCTAGGTTATTTGGTTTTCCACGCATAGAGTCATTTTCACCTCTACGCCTGTGGATATACCTCACTCCAATGGAGTCTTTTCCGACAGGAATTTGGACGCCGCAAGGCAGCCCAACCCACACATTCGGATCCAACGCCCACTGGATGACCCGAGCCTCACGGCTCTTGGCCTCCCGGTGAAGAAACGGGAGACGGGGGCGCGAACGCAAGCGAACGCCCCCCTCGATCGCAACATGTTCATTCATGTCGAAACCATAATACATAGATTATGGAAGCCC